CCCACAGGTCGTATCGTACTTGGTTTTTTCAGTAGTGTTATCATTCGCTAATTTCTTCTATAGTAGTTTCCCATTTTGACTCATCGTAGCTGCATCCTACACGTGCCGTGTAGTCAAAGTTGACCGTGACACCATATAGCTTGCCATCTACAGACACAGGACCTACAGCCTCTGTAGTCGTTTTATCTTCCATATAGCCATACTTTACGTTAAACTCAAAGTAGTTTCTTAGCCGTTCCACTATGTCACGGGCTATAGCCTCAGTCTCCGCATAGCAAGCTTTATTATCCTTTTGAGGAGAAGATTTAGTGAGAATTACAAATTTGGCATCTGCGGATCTAGATGTCCCTTGAGTGGACTTGTCATCAAAGGTCACTCCCATATTTATCATCATTGGATACTTGATCTGCGATTTTATCTTATTCAGAAATCCGCTGTAGTCTATTTTACTATAGGGGTCACTGCTGATCCATATCTCAGCATAGCCTTGACCTTGCCCAGGACTTACTTCTATACCGTGAAGTATATCTTTATGGTCTATGGCCAGCTGCTCCATCATAGTGCAGAAGGTGTCTATTGTACTTGGATACTTCATTGTATTATGACGTTGGTAGTGAAGTTATAACTGAGCTGGTGGCAGATTTCTTACTTTCATTTGCTGCATTTTCTCGTACTATCATACTCGCATCTAGTGCTGCCTTGTTAGCTTCTAGGTCACTTTCTAGTACTAGAGTGGTACGTCCGGTTATCTTGTATCTTATCTCTGTAGTGGCTGCCGCAGATACAGAGATAGACTCTACTTCTCCTGAGTAAGCTTCATTACCTGTGTACCCATATATCCATTGTCCTACGTTAAAATCTGTTGTGATTGATGCCATTTTATTTTTGTTTATTAAGTCTTATTTGCTCATCATATCTGAGTATACTGTTTTCTACTTCGTCAAAGAATAGGTCCGCACGCTGTAGCTTAGTTTCATCATAATTACCAAATTTCCCTCCGCTATGGTTTTTTACAAGCACCAAGTAGCCTGGTAAATCTGGTACATCTTTCTCTTCTTCTATAGTCTTCTTTACCTTTTTGAAAAAATGAGTATACTGCCTTGTAAAATTCTCTAAATGCGAGCAGTATTGAAGGTATACAGCCATTTTAGTTTGTAGCGGAAGTTTCACTAAGAATAAGGCTGTACGCTCCTCGTGGCTAAAGCTGTCATTACGTACACGCATATCTGCCACGCTTTCTAAAGAACTTCTTTTTTTGTATTCACCATCCATAGGCCTGTATAGCAGAGCTATGAGCTCTGCTAAGTATTTAGGATCCTTATTCATCTCATACAGCTGGCTGTATATGTGAGCTTCTATGAACTCTGTAGCTGTCACGTCTGTGAGGTTAATATATGGAGCGTAATACGTCGTTATTCCTATTCGAAAATCTTTGATTATATGTTTAGACATACTCACCTTACTAAATATCCAGGGGAGGATCTCCTCGTGATGCATTAAGCTAATTCTACTATTAGCATCCATTCTCTGTATAGCTATAGCTTTTTTACTATGTCGAAAAATGCCACGTTTAAACCCGAATAATATAATAAGACACTCCTCGCGTAGGGCTCTCCATTCTTCTACTGTATGCTGTAGTTTACTGTAGTAGTATAGCAGGACTGCGGCTATATCAGTGAACTGCTGCTTACTGAGCTCATCCCATGTACTGGGAAGTTCGTAGGTATGCTTACCGTATTTTACCTTGTTCATATTACTGTCAAAATTGACACGAATAGACCGTCATAGACAAGGAAAGCAATACTCCTATCCCAGGACTGCCACACTTTGACTTGCATTGCGGCTTTTTTGAGCATCTTCTAGCTCCTGCAGGCTTAGGTATGTATTAGCGGTAATGCCCTCAGAGAGTATCTTTATCAGCATTTTATTGGCAGCGGTGCTTTCTCTCATAGCTGCTGCTACTTCCGCATTATTACCTCCACCTATAGCTGTACTTCCTCCCTTACTGCTACTATCTACCGTGCTAGCTATTGCAGTCATCAGATCTGCATTAGCAGGATTACTGTACACGGTATTAGGTATCACATACTCAGGTCCACGCTCGCCCAGTATACCTATACTGGCAGTACTCACAGCACCTCCCCCGGCTATACTTCTAGCTACTCCGCTATATTTACGTCCATCTTCAGCACCTCTTACGGTAAGTCCCCCGCCATAAAACTGTGGAGCAGTAGGAGTCTCCGTAGAACTTAGTGCTCCTTTCACTTGAGCGGCAGTGCTAAGTATAGATGCACTTATGATAGCAAACTTTACTAGTCCAGATAATCCACCTGTAGCGATGTTATCGACGGTAGGAGCCGTGGATGTGGCTAGTGCATTACTCAGAGCTATAGCTTGATTTGTTATAATTTGTACTACTGCAGCAGCTTTTTGGAAAGCAGTCATTTCTTGCCCTTGTCTGGCGGTCAAGTTGGCGAGGTCTGTAAGAATAGCACTCGTACTCGTGGCTATATCTATCAGATCTGTTCTCTTCTTGGCAGCTGCAGCCACGGCAGTTTCAGCTTCTTTATAGCTCACACCGGCTAATTCCGCTGCTCTTTTTTTAGCTATGACTATCATAGCCTCGGCATTACCCTTAGCGAGTTCTTCTATATTATCATAGAATTTATTTATACGGTCTATCTCTATTTCGCTGTCCGTCATTAGAGATAGTCGGAGTCTCTCATTATCTGCTTTAGTTTCTTTTTCTGCTTTAGTTTTCTTAATGTCTTCTTTAGCTACACGTTCCGCATTTTGAGCGTCTTCTAGAGCTTGTATCTCGTCATCGTGAAGCGTGAGCAAATTAAGCTCTAGCTTTGTATACGTCTCCATCAGCAGTAGCCGCTCCTTCTCTGTGAGCTGGTCACTCTCTAGTATGAGTTTATTGGTCTCAGTTAGCTTTAGTAGCTCGTTTTTATACTTTTGGTTTATCTTCTCTGCCTCCTTCAGCTCTTCATCAGCAGTAAGCACCGCTAGATTATCTCTGTGCTTTTTTACTGCATCCTCTATTTTGGCAAACCCTGCGACTATCTCTTTTAATTCTTTTTCTTTGACTTCATTGCTTTCTGTTTTTGTATCATCTAATTTTGTTTTAGTGACTGGCCGAGTCTTAATTTCTTGTTCTATTAGAAGAAGATTTTCTTGCAGTTTCTTTTTAGAGCTAGCTATTTCACTCATGTTGATACCCTCTCGTTCCTTAGATTGATTCTCTAGGTGATCAGTAAGCATCTTTTCACTGGTCATTCGCTTGCTTATATTTACCGCAGCTAACATTCCAGGTTTTATAGCTGGTCCCACCCCTTTGCTTTTCCCATCTACCTCCTTACTTATCTTAGATTTTGCATTTGCGGCTTCCTTATTCTGAAGGGTTATTACTTTAGTCGTCTTACTCTCCAGTGCATCTAACTCAGATTTAAGATTTCTCTTTATTTCCTCCAGCTGCTCTTTACTTAGCTTCTTCCTTACATTTACTTGATTCTCCAGATCAGTAGTATTCTTTAGTATTGCTTGCCCTGCAGCTGCAGCCTCATTGAATTCTTTCTGTTCGGTCTTGGCTTTTTCTACTGATGTACGGAAAAGAGAGAAAGCTGTAACAGCTGCGGTCAATACACCTATAAGAAGACCCACAGGGTTCATTTTAGTAGTTGTGTTAAACACACGCATAGCCGCTGAAGCTCTACCTATCTTCCCACTAAAGAGTGCTTGGGCTGCCGCAGCTGCCACTGTGGCCAGTTTCTGCAACCGTAAAGCTGTTTGCGTCTTTAATAGATTTCTAACAAATTGCAAATTTGCTTTGTCAGATAAAATCACTGCTACTTTATAGCCTACCCAAGCTGTAGTGCCCACTATTAGAACTTTGGCTATTACCATTATCCCCTTTACATTATTACTCACAAAGGTTAAGAATGCTATGCTAGCTTCTCCCAGAATTGTGATGTATGGCTTTAATCCAGCTCTTAATTTTTTAAGAGCTTTCTCATAATTAGCTGCGGCATTCTCATTACGGATATCGTATTCGTCTAGCACACTTGTGCCTTTCTTTATTTCCTCATTTGCTAGAGCTTGATTCGCTCTTACATTATCTATATTATTAGCCAGGGACAAGAATACAGAGCTTCCTCTAGCTCCATTGATGCCCATTTCTTCCAGTCTCGCTAGGAAATCCTTAGCCTCTGGGTTGGCATCTTTTAATTGAGTAAGCATCTGAAGAAAAGCTTCATTGTAACCATCTTTGCCGGCTATAGCTTCTAGTTCGCCTTTTGCCATTCCTGCGACTTTTCCAAACTCCTCTGTATTTTTTATAAAATCACCATAAAATGTGTTGATAGCAGTGGCACTCATCTCTACTTTAAGTCCTGCTTGATCTAAGGTAGCAGCATACCCTAGCACATCTCCCGCAGCTAAGTCAGCTACTTGAGCTAGTGGAGCTACTCTAGCCATGAAGTCTACTAAGTATCCCTCTTGAGCTTCACTCGCAGCACCTACCGCATTTATCCCCGAGGCTATATTCAGCATCCCTTCGTTGAACTGCTTACTGGCCTTACTTATCTGGATTATGGCGTCATCGCCCAGGTCTTCTCCCAGAGCTACGTTTATAATATTGGCCTCCTCTACGAATTTCTTGATGTCTTCAGCAGACTCATTGCCTAGTTTGCCTGCTTCTACGGCAAGTTTCCTCAGCTCGCTTCTGCCTGTACGAGTATCTATACTGCCCAGCTGCTTGTCCAAAGCTTTCACTTCGTCATTAGCTAAGCCAGTAGTTTTCATAATATCAGCCACCTCGTCACTTCTGCGAGTTATGGCGTCTATGCTGCCATCTATAGCACTCCGCACTCCCATAAAGAAGCCCGTGACCAGATTAGCACCTATCACACCCGAGGCTATCGTTTTAAAATTTGTGAGAAATTTCTGCGATGAGGTGTTCACATTATTGACCTCATTATTCATTTCCCTGTACTCTTGCTTGAGCTTCTGTACCGCGAGTTTCTTTTTATTATAAGCTTCGGGATCGTCAGCTTCACGCATCTTCCCAAATTCTCTAGTCAGTGCACTTACGGCTGTTTTTATCTCAGCTAGGCTCGCTTTAGATTTCTGGCCATTTATGACTAAGTCTACTACTCTCTCGGTGTTTTTGTTTGCCATTGTAAGGCAAAGTTTTCACCATCTCGGCAGTAGAGAAAGGAAAGGTAGTTCATGTATATTTGTGGAATGAAATATATAATTACAATTACATTACTATTAACTGTTGTATTAACTAATGCTCAAGTACTATACTTTAACGATATAGAATCTCTAAAAAATGCAAGGGGGACTTTTTCAGAGTACCATGCAGAGAGTGGCGAGATTTTTAAGATAGGTGACACAGTAACTTTAGGCACCGCTAGTGGATTTAATGATATGTATCAATTTGTGACATTCTTAGATATAATGCTGCAGGCTTATCCTCAAAACAATATGCCTAATACTAGTGTGGAAATAAAGAAAGTTAGATTGTATGGTAATAAAAGAACTGGATTTAAGTGTAGTCTGCAAACTAAATCATATACAAGCATAGGTAATTTATTTATTGGGGTGGAAGATGCTTTATCCTCTGGAGAATTACTTACGGATATACTGACAAGCGACCAGGCACTTGCAAAACTTAAAAAAGAAAAAGAAAAATTAGATCTAGGCCTAATAACACAGGAAGAATTCGATAAATCAAAGACTGAGCTTGCTCCAATTATCGATTAGTTTAAATGTTCAAATAAACAAAGAAGCCCCAGTAGTTGCTACACCTCTGAGGCTTCTTAAAATGATAGAACGTAATTCTTGATACTTTCCCATTACCTTATGGTATTCCAACATGCCGTGTTGAAATGGCATAAGCCCACAGAATATCTCTGGAGTTAATTTATTCCCTAGCCAGTGCACAGGGAATATACTTCCATTCGTGATCCCGCCTGTTTTAGTCCATACATTCACAGCTAGAGTGCCTGGGGTCAGTATTGTTCTGGTAGTAGTCAGCCCCAGATAGCTTGGGATTCCGCAGAGGAGTACCTCAGGGAGTGCCTTAGTAATTGTTAATGCCATTGGTTCAAATTTGGCACCGTTATCACCCTATTTTTAAGGACAGAAAGTACTTTTATTATATTCGCAGATATGAAACATATAGCAATCGTTCTACTAGTCTCTTTATTTAGCCTACCTGCACAAGCACAGTTGAAGCCTATTTCATCAGAACCTGCGGACTCTGGTAATACCTATATGCTGTCGATGAGTGCGAATAGCCTGGACAAAGCTGGACTACATGGAAATCTATCCATACTTCTAGGAGGAGTAGCTATAGGCACATTGATAGGAGGCAATAGACTAGAAACTAATGGAATACTAAATGGGAATGGCAGCGGAGGAGGCACTCCATTATTTATACTCGCGGGATTATCTTCAGCTGTAAGCTTAGGGCTAAACATTTCTCATCATAGGGAGATCCGCAAGTCCGGGTATTACCTGCGTGCGTACCTCGGCGGAGTGATCATTACATTCTAGCCATAACCCACCCCACTATACATAGGATCACTATAGCCCATATCACATACGGAGCTATCTTCTCGTGGTCTTTAAATCTCTTACTATCTGGATGCATGATTTGCAAAAATACAAAAGCCGTGGATTCCTCCACGGCTCTCTACAATAACGACAGTGAAAGCAATTCACAGCGTCGAAGTCTTGGGTTAATACAAAGATACATATTCCAAGGTATTAGGATTATTTGCAAGTGAGTAATTCATAACTCATCCAAAATGTCTCTATACTTCTCCAACCCCTTAGCTATTTTATCTTTCATCTTTAAGCTTAGTCGGAAGTCGCCACGTGAGGCACTATTATAGTGCCGCACATCTATACCGCAGTCTCTTAGAAAACCGGCCTTGCTTATCCCGTCGTGAGCGAATAGTAGCTCCATCCGCTCCAGTGTTATTGCTTTAATCTTCTGATCGCTCATAGGCTAGTTCTTCTTCTTTTCGTTCAAATAATGCTAAAAAATTCCAAGCATCCGTCTTTATCTCTTCTACTCGCTCTTTAGTAGGTCGCTCGCCCGTGATGAACTGTACATCTGCTATATCTGCGGAAAACTCCTCATAACTGGCGAAGTAGCTGGCGGCATAGTCTAGGCGTATACTCACTCCCAGTTCTAAGTTAATCAGGTAAGTAGGGCGATCATTTCGTAAGATGTTCTCGCCCAGTACCCAGTGATAGTAGTCTGTGTGGTCGCTCATATTATTCGGCTGCTAAAAAATAGTACATTCCTCTATTACCTCTTTTATATTCACCGTCTTCCGATTCTTCATGATATTCTTCTTCTGTCACTACTTTAAGCCTTGCTGTAGCTCCGTCCCATATAGCATCTTCTATTGTCACACCAAAAGTGTCTATCATTATATATTGATCTGTTGTGAAAAGTTCCTCTATTTCGTAGAATTGTCCGTAATCCTGTAGTGCAGATATCTGCTTGTTATCGAGCTCTGAAATCTGTGTAATATAAACCCCATAAGAAGAATTGTATTCTCCATCAAAATCAAAGCTGTACCCAGTATCATTTGGCAGATCATATACACTACCATTTTGATCGGTGTAACATCTTTTGCCTATATCAGCCAGACTTAGTCCGTTCTGAATTAGGATTGTTTCTAACTCACTGGAATCGTCCGTCGTCGCATCTAATACTTGGGATTTAGCGTCATCGTCTAGCTCTTTTATACTCTCACTTAGTGATGAGTAATCATAGTTCAAAGTCTCAGTTATATGACTTAGAGTGTGTTCACCTATACCATTTACGCTAAGATGTCCACCGTTGTAAAATCTTCCCCCTCTACCTATTTGAAAATTGATAAGGATTGCTTTTTCTGTTGTTACTGCTGTTTGATTGTTCATAATTTTCTTTGCTTTATCGTTATTGTAGTACAAAGATACATGAATAATTCATTTCTACTACTATTGTGGTAGAAATAATTAAAGAAATAGTAAATAAATAGGCTATTAACCAATCTTGCAGCTACTCGCAGCGGTGGCCAAGAAGTCTTTAGTCTCTGGTGTCCTGCCTTATTAACCCCGAGCGATGGATGGAGTAGGTATTCGCAAGTTTGTGGTTTCACCTACCTCATCTTCCATACCATAAAACCAACAGCTAACACCAATAAGGCTATAAGTGCCATCTTTAGGTTACGAAGAACCCAGTTCCACGCCACAGCACCAGTAGATACACGCTCAGTCTTAGTACTATGCTCGCGGTATATGATCTTCTCTAGGTAGAGCGTGTCTGGATGCACCGCAGTAGTCACATTGAGTCCTTCAGGACTCGTGATTATACGCACAGTCACCTTCTCCGTGATCTGGTAGAAGGTATCTACCCTAGAGCTATCCGTATAGTAGTAGTCTGTAGTAGTATCTCTATAGACTTGGTACACCGTATCTATCAGCACAGTAGTATCACGCTCTACGGAGTATTCCGTGGAGGCTATGTACTTCTGGATGAGCTCAGGCTTCTTGGCCAGCATCCTATCAAATCTCTTCTGCGTAGCACATCCACTTACTAGTAGCAGTGCTAAAGCAAGTATGTAATATCTATTTTTCATTATTGGAACTATCGTCTACTAGTTTCATATACCTACTATCCCTTTATAAAGAGATGTGACCATATCAGTAAGGAATTTCTCCTGCTGATATAGGTCATAGTCTATCGTGTTATCAAAGAAAAAACACTCTATGAGCACAGCACTACCCTTTGTATTGCGAAGCACATAAAAATCTGATTCCTTATCACTATCTCCATCACTGATGTCTTTTCGCATAGGCAGCATATAGCCAAGGGCTATTTTAGCTACGCTATCATAAATCCGCTGAGCAATAGGGTCCGATGGAGTATCTCCTACACTGGTGTATATCTCAAAGCCTCTAGCTAGTCCATTGAAAGCATTGCAGTGGACAGAGACCATAAGTGCGTCTGTATTAGCATTAGCTACTCGCACGCGGTGGCCAAGGCTTACGTCTTCACTATCATTAGGGTGCACGGTAAATATAACCTCGTGACCTGCCCACTCGAGTAGGTGAGCTAGCATCCCTCCTATAGTTCTATTTAGGACACCTTCGTGTACCATCTTCCCATTTACCAGAGCTTGCTTGCTCGGAGCCGTGGTATATTTCCCATTCTTATCTATGCCACCGTGGCCGCAGTCTATTACTATCTTCATTCTTCCGCTATTATTTCATTGAACTTATTGAGAAGTGCTATCTGATCGGGATCATCCTTGAAAGTGATAGCGTACTGAGTGAAAATTACACTATACACCTTTTTTACAGTTTCAAATTTGCTTTCTATAGAACGTCGTAAATCTTTTTCTTTATGAAGTTCTATTTTAAGTTCTTGCACTGTAATCAGTGCTGTGTGCAGATTCGCTTTGATCTGATCTTGGTCGCTGCAGTCACTATTCATCTCTGCTATTTTGACTTCTTTTTCAGATTTATATTTTTCTTTAACATAAATACCTAAGAATGTGAGCAGAGCTCCGCTCAGCGTCGACAGGAACATGTATAGAGGATTGTTTTCCATTTTAGTTCTCGTTATACTGATCAGCTGTAGCAGCCTTTTTTAAGTGATTGTTTTTGCCGTTCTCATCCTTATCTCCCAAGTATCCAAATACCCAGTCGATACCAGCTCCTATGGCTCTACCCAGTGGGTAGAGCTTATTGACTTCACTCTGTAAGTTTCCGTATGAAGTAGCGAAATACTTATTTACTCCAAAAATGTGGCTTAGTGTCTTGTCTACCGGCCCGAATGGAACGCCTCCTGGCTTAATGAGTACCCGAGTTCCCATGTAGCGGAGCACAGGGTTCGCTGCTTGATCTACACCCCATAGAATGTAGTACATATAAGTATTATACGTTTCTTTAAAATAGCTATAGCTACGTCTTTTACACGCTTGATATGCTATAAATATATACGAGTACACCCAGCTAAGTGCGAAGACTAGCAGGTATAGTGCTATGACGAATAGTGTGATTAATAGTCGTATCATATCTGTATTTTTTTAGCAGCTATAACATTAATCAATGGCCACTTCGCTCCACTCGTTTGTCTTAAAATTGGCGTCTGACTTTCTAATAGAAAGATGTAATGTTTCTACAGCCTGTACCACTGCATCATAGAGGTCCTTAGCTTCTTGCGTAGGCAGCTCATCTCTAGTATAGCTAGATAACCAATTACTATTAGCATCCCCTTCAAATCTGCCAACTATATCCACTTTGTTGTTTCTGAAAGCTACTTCGTAGACTTTAGAAATTGGTTTTCCTGTGAGAACTGGACTCGTAGAAGTGTCTATTTCTACGTCTATATCTGTGGTTAAATCTTTAAACATTTTCTTTTTTGTTTGGTGTTGATACTGGAACTTCTTTTACTTCCGAGCTGTTAATAATTTCACTTATTTCAGATGCAATCCAAGTGCTACTTATAGGCAACTGATTTAACAGATTGCCTAATAAATTTAGTTTCTTGTCGTTTAGATCTATTATCATTTTCTAATTTATTTGATTTTTTATAATTCTACCCAAGCACTACCATCATAGTAATTGAGCTTAGTCGTGGTTGTATTGGCTATCATTAAAAGAGTCGCTGGTGAAGAAATCGCATCTCTTTGGGCCGTCGTCATTCTAGGCGGTAAAAATCCTTTTGTTGTGCTTGTTAAGTCTAAAATTGAAGTAGCTGCAGGTGTAGTTGTTCCTATTCCTACGTTTCCATTACTATTTTTTGTTAAAAATGTTTCTACGGAATCTGTATAAATATGAAGAGCCTCGTTTCTATACCATATAGAACCTTCTTTTGTGCCGGTATAAGCAACGCCTTTAGTTAAATTAATATGAGCCTTACTAGCAGTATTGGCTCCTATGTCTAATAATGCATCACTATAAAATCCAGACACTCCTCCCAGCCTAAATGCTGCGTCAATCTGAACGACTTGGCTTCCAGAAATACCAAGTTTAATAGTTTCACTTTTAATCCTAGAGTAATTTGTAACTCCAGTCACTTCCTCTGTCTCAAATGTCAAAGGTCTAATAGTTCCTATACTAAAAATTCCGTTGTCTTGAACCTTTACTAATTGAGTACCTGCACTATTCTCTATTAATAGAGAATCGGTAGCCGCAGTAGCTCCTACTCCTTTTATTTGAAGTCTAGCGTTGGGCGAACTACTATTTCCCAGCATTAGCCCTACATTGGTCAATCTACCAATAGGAGTTCCGTTAGCCGTAAAAATGATTACACTACTTAGCGTAACGCTAGTATTTACCGTGCTTTGCCTTATAGAAGTAGTACTAGACCCTACAATTGTTAGTTGACCCCTGTTATTATCTAGAAACATTCTACTAGCAGTGTCTACATATAGACCCGTAACTAAATTAGCCGATGAATCTCTAAAATATAAGTGTTTATCATTTGCAGTTAATTCTAAGTTTCCACTAGAATTAACATCCCCCCGTACGTCTATTGCAGCGTTAGGTGTAGTTGTTCCTATACCTAACCTTTTATTTACGGGATCCCATACAAAACTACTGTCTGCACCAAGGGCCTTTGGAGATCCACCCGCATTAAATTGTACTTGATTAGCTGACCCTGCGGGAGTAGCATCCTCACCGGCATTGCCTGTATCCCCTTGCGGGCCTGCTACTGTAGAATCTGCACCCGTATCGCCAGTGTCGCCTTTCGGCCCTTCCTGCCCGAAGAAGATTAGCACCTTGACTATGTCTTCTGAAGTATCGTTTTGTATGACTATGTTTTCAGGCATATTAATACGATTGGTGTGTACCGTCTTCTAAAACCGTCATTATTAGCGTCATTGGAGTAGTTTGCTTTTCACCTTGGATCGTTTGCAAGTCACAGTAATATGTTCCAGCATCCCAGCTTATTGCGGTTTCTTTCAGCTTGAATTTACCTTCATCAGATTCTGTGATCTCTATAGTTAGATCATTTGTGCTAAATTTTGCTGTAATCACACCTCTCAGAGATCCACGTCTCCACCACATATCTATTTTCATGTTCGTGATGTCTAGTGGTACATCGTCATCTCCTACCAGCTGGAAGGTAGGCCACTTCACAGTATCTCCTCGTTTCACGCTCGGCATCGTATAGGTAGCTGGTGATTTCATTATTAGTTCAAATATTACGTTAATCCGTACCTGCTCAAAGGAGAACTACTTTGGTATTAGGCACTACAGCTACTGTATCTTCTGCCGTAGGATTAGTAAGCTCATTCATACGGCAGTAGGCTTCTTTGCCTCTTTTTTCGCTATGGCTGATCAGTGTATTACGCTCTTGTTGGTTTAGATTTCTCACAGAGGCGGTACTATTAGAAAAGGCCTCTATCTCTATGACTTTTAGTCCGCTCGGAGTTAGCTTAAAGTTTACCTCATTAGTAGCTTCTATTATACTGTAATGGGCTAGTACGGCACGTATACTTTTCAGTAAAGCTAAGTTATCAGAGGTTTCAGCACCATTAGTTTTTACTTCTATCACTAGTTCATCATACTTTTGGGCACCTATCACCGGTAGTATATACTTATCTAGTACATAATCCATTTGTCCGCTGAGCGAAAAGAAGGAGTACCAAGACTCTAAGCTTCTGGTCTTATGAAAATCCTCCATTTTCCAAAGCAGCATTTTCTCATAGGATATTCTATTAGTATCAGCTAGCCAGTCCTCATTTTGCTCTTTGTATGCCAATACTGCCATGTCATATAAGGCAGCGTAAGCAGCTGTGTGTCGTGCTTCTTTAAATGGGCGTACTTGATTTTGATACGCAGATTTACGCTCTCCGTCTTCCATCCTATACACTCCACTTTCATCTACCTGCACAGCTCCATCATCTACGAAGAGGTAGTACGCATAGTTGGCTGTTGCTTTTTTTATGAGAAGCCAAATTTTCTCTTCAAAGTCTGTATCAAAGCTTTCTTCCTCTGCTTTGGCTACTAATCGAGTAAGTAAAGTCTCGCCCAAAACTGTAAGCACTATTTCTCTCGCTGCTCTGGTCACATAAGGCTCTATAGTAACCAGCTCATTGTTCACATTAGTGAATCCAAGTACTTCTTTTATCTGTACGTAATCGTAGAATATCTTCATGTTATGCTTGTACTTTTTCTTGTTTGCCTTTAGGATTTTCGTCTAAGGTCTGGCTTATATCCATGTCTATGTAGTACGGTGCCACATCGTATGGCATGTCATAGATTACAGTCCCTATTATGGTAAGTATTTTTAGCGTAGTGATCCGTGATCTAGTCAGAGTAGCTTGTTTCAGGTTAGCAGCTACACGCTTATCGCTTCCACTGCCAGCCATACCACTAGTGCTACCTGGCACACCTGCCCCTACTAAAGTAGGATCTACTCCATCTACAAATAGCATTTCACTATTGGCCGCAGCTGCATTAGGTAATTCTTTTGCAGAGTCTAAGAAGTTTTGTATTGGCTTTATTTCAACTCCTATTTTCTCTATCTCGTCACGGATGGTGACTATAGCCTTTCCTGCATTCTCAGCTTTGGTAAGATGCTCATTCATCGTGTTAGAGAATTCTTGCATCTTCTGTAGCTGCCACGTCTGTACCTTCTCAGGGGTATCGCAGTTAGGCGGATTCTCCCAGCAGTGATAGGTCGCTTTATAATATCCGATGTCTACTATAACGTGGTACTTGATCACCATCTGGTTTTCATACACATGGCTTAGTAGCTTAGGTACTTGCGTGGCTACGGTAGCCCATCCATTCCTATGACTAGCAGTATAATTAGGCAGGGGATAGTATTTTCTATTAAAGGATCTGTTTTGTACGGCTATCACAAATTTCGGGGGTAAGTCTGCCTTCGTCCAATAAGGTTGATATAGTGGAATTTTTGTAGCATCTTTTGCTACTATTGTGTTGTCTTTACTTCCTATGTCCGGATGAAAATAAACGTGATTTATAACACCCTTCTTATCTCGCTTTTCGAAGCGAGTATGGCAAAAGTCAAGAATCTGTGTACTGGCCACTTTCCTAGCGAGTAGGTCGCTTTCTGTCTTGGTACTATTAGTCATTACTACTTCACAGAATGCTATATCCATAGCAGAAGTACTTTCTACACCTTGGCTCAGCACTTCTTCAAAATAGTGTGTACGCTTAAACTCTTGCCACCATTCGGGTATCACTGGTTCTAGCACTCTGAGCTTATTTACTATAGATTCTTTTTGGAATAAGATACCACTTCCGTAGTGTAGGTCTGCATTAATCTCAATGCCACGTAAGATTACTCCTATATTTTTATTGATTTCTAGAGTCTTCTGTGGATCATCATCATTAGTACCCCACTTAGCCCAGGGGTACTCTGTATCATCATTATCCGTTTCACTTTTTATGGTAGTAGGTTTAGTATCATCTACTGGTTGCCCAATGCCACCAGAATATCCCTTGACTGTCTGTATGTGATTACCTCCTCTCGGAGTAATCACTAATCCCATTCCAGGTACGGGAACTACTATGTCTTTTCCACTCATATTTGATTCAAATTTCAGTCATCGTATAGGCTACCAAAAGGAAAGGCTTTCCTTGTATAGCTAGTGATAGTGGGCTGTACTTCGCATACGTGTATATAGAGATCAATAGATGGATAGCAGAAGGTTGTAAGTGGGATGCTGGTACAGAACTATACAGAAAGTACGGGACTAACAGTCTACTCCTGAAGCTATGCGGTGGGAGTACCAATAGTTACTCTAGGGAAAAATTAATAACACAACTCACAGCTATGGCAGAGCTAGATAAGCCAGTGCAGGAGAGTAAAGATGTGGCATACCCCATTATTTCTGCAAGCAAGCCTAAGCCTAAGATATGGGAAAAGAAAACGGGTGTAAAAGATTACTACTCCCTTCCTGATCAGTTGAAAATGAAGAGAGATGAAATAAGCTTGATGTTTAAGGAAGTAATAAGATGGCGTGCAGAGGTTCACAAGCTCATAGGCACCAGTGATAAGAAAATGATAACACTAGAGGCTGCGTTTGCTATTATGGATCAAATAGATGAGCATGGGAATGCGGTGCCATTCTCTTTAACCTATGTTACCTATAATGATAGCACAAAAGAGGGGGGTCAGGTGATTAAGGCTCGGAGTAAAGTACGTTTTAAAGAAACTAATATAGCCCGATACTCGGTAGGAGCTAGTAAGATAAAGAAGAATCGTAAAAACCCACACCACTCCGTACACGGCACTATGACTCTCCAGTGGGTGAATACCTTAGAAATACGTACCGTACACACCTACTTAATTTTCGAAATAAACGACAGACCTGTAAGTATAAGCAATTATGGTTAAAAATAGCGAACGATTACTAGCCTTAGCACGTAATATAGTGGAGAGCCGTAAAGCTCAGATAGCCATATGGACGGAGATAGATCACTATGAGAATACGGGTGCTCTACTGGTGAAGGATGAGAAACATCTAGAACCTGCAGATGCAGACATCACTATGGGAATGGCGGTGCGTATATGCCTCACCTACCCGAGCTGGCTTACTAAGAACAAGCGAAAATTGAGCACTATGAAGGATAGCGTGAAAAAGACTGAGCTCAAGCAGCGAGTAGCTAAGCGAGAGACTACACTTAATTACTTAAAAAGCCTAAAGGAATGACACCAAGACAACGAGAGCTACTGCTACGTATAGAAGAACGTGGCAAAATGGAAGGTTTTGCGAAGAACTTGATAAAGCAATTCGAAAAAAACATGGATAAGCTGGATATAGGTGATACAGGTGCGGGTAGACGCTCATTTAGGTCTAAGCTCTTTTTTGATTCAGACAGGCACGTGAGTAAAATACGCATACATCACCTAGACTACCTTACCTATGTAGATATAGGCGTAGGACGTGGCGTGAGTGTATCTGACATAGGAATGCAGCGAATAGGCAGAACGCTACTTGGCAGAAAAGTGGGAGATCGTAGAGCTAAAAGATGGTACTACAAGAAGATCTACGGACAGACTATAGCACTGGCTGTGTATGTTATGGAGATACGTGGTGACCACGCTCGGGTGATGGTAGAGGAGTACTTGGATGAGATAGGTAAGGTTGAGATAGATATTTAGACTTCGGTACAATTCTCATAAATGATAATCACTCAGACTCACTAATAGGCTTACATCATATAATGCACACGATTACTCAGCATCTGGTACTGGTATCCTTGCTCTTTTAGGTAGTCTATTAATACTTCTACTTCTAGGCTTTCTCCGGTGTTTGCGTATATGAGATCTAGTACGGTATTTATATCCTTAAAATCTACTTCGTGCGGCTCTCGCCCTGCTGGATAGTGTGTAGTGATAAAATCTTTCCAATTCATTAAAAAAGCCCTTTTGGCGTGGGCTACACATCTATGAATAGTATAAAATACCACCGTACGATGAACACGCCGCCAGGGCAGTATTTTAATCGTACGGTAATCAAGATGTGTAGCACTGCAAATTTATGAGAATATAGAACAAAAAAAAGCCGCTATAAAGCGGCTTTTTTCGTAATTATGTAATTAACCAAATTTAACTGATCCTGTAATCAATAGGGGTGTCTGTAAGTAAGAGATTGGAATAATGAAGCCTAGTATAACCTTGCCAATGTGTATGGTTTTGGTAATTGGGATATCTTCCTATTTGTTCTATTCTTATTTTTAAACTTCTCAGACCATTGGCATCGCTATGTATAGCTGGCGTTCCGGTATCTATCACCTCCACCTTTCTAGTATATGATACTATGTACGTCCCTGGGACGGTACTATTAGAGAAGCTATATGCTTCTGTGTTCAAAATATCATCGTAAGATGCTGGACACTCAAGAGCTACTACCGTATACTCCACATCTACCATACTGGAAGATGTAATCTCGCTTTTTTCTGAATGGGAACCGTCAGCAGCTGAGTAGCTTACGGTGCATAATGCGAACATCATGACAAACATCCCTATGAATCTGAATTGTTTCATGGCTTTGTCATTTACTTTTAATAGGTACAGTAGTAGAGTTGCTACTAGATGTAGACTCTGCTTTAGGTTTAGGTGTGAAATACTTCACTCCTTTAGCTCTGACACGCTCTACGTCTGCTAGTGTCATCTTTTCTACTTCGTACACCTTCTTAGCCACTGGCCAAAAGATGGTAGCTGATGTAGGCTCAAAGTCTACATCGTACTTTTCTGTGATTTTACTGTTAAATTTTGGCATGTTATGCTATGGTTAAAGTTTTATCGAATTTATGAAGGTACGCTGCTACAGAATCTATGGCTATGTCAAAACCAGCTACGTCATCTGCATCTGTAGTGAGGGTGTCATACTCAAATGTCAAGAATGCAGGAAGATCTTCTTCTCCTACTTGGAATGACTCGCCATCTGGCATAGTCACTATGGCCAGTAGAGGTATATTCCTCAACACGTTGAGCGTGCCCACCGTATCGTCTGAAAATCCTTCAATCTTACCGTATATACCGCTGGATATATTTCCATTTCCATTAGCTCCTTTTACGCCACCTTTCAGTCCGTTTTTATGCAGACTCAGTTCTACTGTGATGTGTCCTTTATCGGTCTTCGGTACATTGGCACTAGTCACTTTCCCTACTAAATCTATAGTAGCAGCGGTCATATCTTCTATGGTACCAAAGGTCTCTATATCACATATGGGTATAAGACTAAGCTTAGTCGTGAGACCTGAAGGCTTTGGATTGCCATTGCATGTTTTCTTTAAATCTCCTAATGTAACTGTCATTATTTCGCTTTTTCTATAGGTTGTACTTCTATTAACTGTCCGCTATTTATGCTAAGCAGATATGCTGCATATTTAGGGAATTTAGCAAGCTCTCTAGCAGAGATTACTTTCTTTTCTATGACTGTAGGCCAGTCAGTGCCGTTTTTGCTTTTATCAGCTACTACTTCTAGTTTGCCAATGATACGGTACTCCACTTCATCCACTGTTACAGTAGGCTCTTCGTCAGAAGAAGACTTCTCTAGTGCTGCCAGTTTTTCTGATAGTACTATAATCTGGTCTTCTAAATTTTGAGTCTCTGATCCTTCAGGAGCTTCTGCTTTTTCTATCAAAAGATCTAGAGCGTCTACTACTTGCTGAAAACTGTCCGCCCCTGGAACTCCCAACTTTTCTTGTATCAGCTCCATAGATGCATTAGCCCCTTCTATCGATGTTTTGTACTCGGCTGCTGCTTCATTTAACTTAGCGAGTTTTTCATCCTCGCTAAGCTTGTTAAATTCTGTTTTGTTCATTTTCTATTTTCCTTTATAGGGTTAGATTAAAATGATAGATCTTGGTTATTGGTCCACACATACTGAGGGAAATAGAATCCGATACGTGTCCAGTAGTCCATCGCGAACCACACCTCGTATCCACCATCTTTTACTCCTGCTAGTGGTCTAGTACCACGTAGCTCAGACTTCACTTTACCAAATCTATTGAAAGCTGGAGATAATATAATCTTATTACTGCCACTCATAGACTTCAAGCTCTTAGTCTTGATAGAAGTACCAGGTATGTTCATCTCTATCTGACTAGCATCAGTAGTCAGTAGGCTATCAGTGATACGTGCATACTGAGTGTTGTATTTCTTACTCATTCCTTCTATGAATCGCTCGTGAAGCTCTGGAGAAAGCATAAGATAATCAAATGCACCCGACAAGTAAAGCTCATTAGCTTCTGTGCTAGAAGCTTTTACTGTTTTGATGAAGGTAACTAACTGGTCTACGAAATCCTCTGGAGTAGCACTAGGTGCTAGTGTGATAGGAGTGATATCTTCAGCTGTGACCCAGTCATTTATCTGCTGACCAAAACCTGTAGTAGCTCCGTACTGTGCAGTACCTGGAGTTATGGTAGCCAACGCTCCTTTATAATCCAAGTTTAGCTCTTTGAATGAGTTAGCTGCTTTAGCTGCCTCCTCTACGTACCATCTAGAAAATGGCCAGTTTTTACGATCTGCATCGTCTAACCCCTCTAAGAATGAGTTATAGACTTCTGTAAAATCGTCTGGTGCAAATTCCCCGTTAATCTTAACGTGGTGTAATGGGTGTGCTTCGCCATCAAAAGCAAGGCTACCATCTGGAGTAAATCCTTTTTGGAAACGTTGTACTTTTTGAGTGAAACGAGATATTACTAGGTCTACGTATCTTTTTTCTGTACGCTCTAGTCTGCCATTGCTCCCAAAGAAAGCTGCAGTCTCATTCATAACCTGAAGCTGCGTCATGAAGCTTTTAGCCGTCTGTGTGTCGTTTTGGTATAGTGAGATTAACTCAGCAGCTATACCTGTAGTAGTGATTGCCATTGTATGTTAGTTTTGTTTTAAAATGTTGCCGTAGTTAGAAGTGAACTGCTCTTCTAGAGTGTCATACTTCTTTTTACCTTCTGAGCCGTCACCTTCTCCACCTGCTGGAGGAGTAGCAGCTGCTGCTGGTTTTTTCTCTAACAAAACGATCTTAGCTTCTAGAGCTGTGATTGCTTCATCTTTAGTTTCTTCTGCTTTGGTAACGGCTGCAGTAACTGCCGTGTCTATATCTGCCTGGGCAAACACTTCTTCTGCGTCAAAACCATCCTTGATAGCTTTCATAGCAGCTGCTTTGTCTTCTGCAGATGCTTCTGCAGATACTAGCAAGTCTAATTTATCTTGTATTTTCATTTCTGTTGGAATGCTTGATTGTGGGTTTACTGCTCCTTGCGATAGCGAGGCAGTAATGGCGTCTGTGATTTTTGCTAAGAATGATTTCTCAGCTTTAGGCTCTTTGCGGAAAGAAGCTAATATCTCTTCTATAGATCCTGTAGGTACGTTCTCCGCTGCTATATCTATAACCTGATCTAACAGTCCAGCCTCTAGAGCCTCTGTAGCTGTAAGAGAATGGTCTTTATCATCAAAATAGAGATCTTTTATTTCTTCACTAGTCTTGCCTGATTTAGCAGCTACTATATCTACCATATTAGAGTTCAAAGCTTCCATAAGTCCTATAGCGTTCTTTAAGTCTGTAACAGTACCGCTAGCTCTGCCATTGCAAGCGTGAGCTAACATAGTAGTGGCTTTGTAAGCCTTTCGAGTAGTACCGCACTGTAGGGCCATAAAAGCCATACTTATAGCTACTCCCATATTGATAGTAGTTACAGGATAGTCAGAGGCTAGCATATGATTACAGATAGCTACTCCTTCGAAAAGAGAACCGCCTGGAGAGTTAATGTATACTTCCAGTTCTTCGCCTTTTTCTTTTGATGCTGCTTTGGCAATATCAAAATCTCTCATAAACGATTTAGCAGTGATACCCTCATCGGTCCACCAGTCGTACCCTATCTCGCCATCTATGTATACTTTAGCCATTATTTGCTATTCGATACATCGAAAGTCGCACCAGTAGGCTGTTTACGTAAAGGAAAGAGTACCGTCTGCCGCTATAGTCTTCGTACCTGTATAGAAATAGATGGGGCTCTTATGTTTGGCCGATAATAGTACTGGAGTATTACCACTGCTCACTATAGTACCTGTGTCAGTGTTATACGTAATCAGTGCGTTTGACATAAAACGAAACTGGCCTTTGTGATCTTTGAATATCACGAACTGCCGAATATTGGTCATCTTCTCTAGTGCTTTCATTATACTAGCAGTATCTTGATTGAAATCGAAATTAAGCTGATGCTCGTTATATGTACCTTGGTCGCTGTTGTTTTTTTTGCTACCAAAGGCTAATGTGTCATGTACAGGGCGTATATAATTTAACGGAGCTGAACTCACTAGATCCTCAGATATAATAGAATTAGTATATACCTGACCGGGTAGTGTGATATTAGCCATGGCGGTGTACCAGATATTAGATACGCCTGGCACATTGATGATTTTACATTCTTGCTCTATATTCATAGGTATTTTTTGTCGCCCGAAACTGTAAGGCCTTTTTTCCTTTTATGCATCCTAAATCTACGCTCTACGCTCTTTATCTCGTAGTGTTCGTCTGTGATATTATATCTATTTAAAAACTGCTGAATGCACTTATTTACTGATATAGCTGCTTTGACCTCGGGAATGTCCTCGAACTGTTTTTTTAATTCTTGTTTGCCTACCACATACTCTGTAAGCCGGTCATAGAACATGTCTTCTAGTAGATCTCTTATGGCTACTTTATTCTTATAGCTCATATCTACAAGGCTATACATCTCTGCGAAATAGGTAGGTATTCTTATTTTAAAGCGATCTGTGTTGCCGTCTTGAAAATCTTTCTCTGGCACTATATCTGACTTTCTGATTAAGTTGGCGTGGAGAAGACTTGAGATAGGATCTGTGCAATCCATTATATAGGGATTACCATACTCACGAGCCAGATACTTATGCATCCAAGGCTTTACTGGTATTTCCATTAGCATATTCAAGATGCTCACAAATATATAGTAATGTGTCGTTTTTGTTCATATATGATTATTTGCCGTGTACAATTATCATTTTTGATTAATTCTGGAGTTTTCATCCATTCAGACATAAATGATGATTTAGGTATATACAGTTACAGGCTTACTTAAAACGGTAGGGATTGTCTAAATAAAATTTAAATGAACAAAAAAAAGAGTAAAAAGAAAGATGGATTTAAGGTAATTTTAAGTGTATTAAAAATACTACCTGCAGAATGGTGGGTGGTAATTATTGAGATAGTGAAATTATTCAAATTTTAAGGAGGCTTCATCAAGCTTTGGGCTAGTGCATACTGCATTTGTTTGAGGCAGTGGATCTGTTTATGCTTGAGCTTTATGGCTTCTTCTATCTGGGAGATAGATGTTACTCGCTTAGGGCAGTGACGCTCTATGAGTGGGAAGTGTTCACTTATAAGTGAACGTGTCTCATTTATACTGATAAATGGAACTACTGATCCTCGGATAAGAGGATGGTACTTGTGGCTGTGCCAGAGGGCGAAGAGTTTACCGTAGGCGTCAGGATCATCAGTCCATACGCTGAAGGAATTAATCATATACTCCTGGAGAGGTTTTCCAGAGTTATCGCCCTTGCACTGGATCCACAGTGCAGGGCGATCTTCTGATTTTGTGTAGGTTAGCCTCACGCTGCTATCTCTACCGGGTTAGACTTTAGGGCTGTCCCTATGGTTTCTATAAGCTCTATCATATCTACCGCTGCCATCTTGTTACGCTTAGCTCGCTCGGCAAAGTCATGTAGATCTATCAGTGCATCTAGCTTGGACACTTCCAGTGTGTCTTGGTTTGCAGTAATCAGATCCTCGCAGTAGTAGGCTATCTGAAAGAATTTTCCGCATATCCCTGAATTGTAAAGTGTGTTCTTAGCAAATCTCAGTGTGGTGATCATTCGCTCTTCTGGTGATTGGTTTTTGATGTCGTTTTTCATTTTTTTCTTTAATTTCTAATGGTTGTACCAATCAAGGACCATTGGAAAATAAAGAGAGTAAACGACTAGGAGTGGATAGCTGAAGGGTAGGCCTGAAAACGGTATGACGAAACAATAGGGAGTGTATGAAGATGTAGGAATCTTTAGTCCGCTCTGATTAGCATTCTGATACGGCACAGCCTTATCTGTATGCCAGAGCTCCTACATATTGATACACGTACTATTTTTTGGCGAACCGTTTTCGAGCACTGGGGCTATACGCTCCGTTTCAGAGCCAATCACATGAAGAGTACTATCCTCCACCTCTGATTATTTACTACTAACACACTATATTTGGTTAGATGCGAAATGATAACAGAATAGCCGCTACTATCTTAGATGCGATTTACATAGGCAAGACACACGAAGGGTTGATCTATGACACTGAGTACAGACTTCGAGCTGTGCGTAGCCCAGGTGGTGTGGTTAAGATCAAAGTCCATAAACCAGAAGGCCCTATAGAGTTATACGGTAGTGCAGCACATTTTGAGGCTAACTGGAGCAATGTCCGAAGAATTGCAGCAGTGCTTTGGTAGCCATCAGCTGAATCACTCTAGAAAAAAATATATTCTTGAGTTTCTGAGCTGATTTTTCTACTCTCCTACTCTCCTACTCTCTTTACTCGGAGCTACTCTCCGTACTCTCCACTAGTGTATATAGGTAGTAAGTAAGTATATATCTATAAATCAATGTATTATACTATCAGAGAGTAAAGAGAGTTAAGAGAGCACTTTTTTGACATTTTTGAAATCAATGTAAAAAAAAAGCTAAATTCGTAGAACCTAAAGTATATACATTGACAGCTCTAACCATTTATTCTTGTTTTTAATTTGCAGTGGATCGCACCTAGTGAAAAGAGAGGTGTATTTTGTAGTCTAGTCGCATACAAATACTATAGGAGATTAAAAATAACTAATGATTACTACACACATAGGGATTCCCTTAAATATTAAACTGCCGAATGTCTATAGATATATGGACAATAAATTTATCGATTTATTTTTTAAAGAAGGAAAATTACGAATTAGTTCATTCGATAAGTTCAGACACTACCCAGATGAAGTTCGTGGAGATAAATCTGAAGGAACAGGTATTATAATTGGCAAATCCAATAAAGATGAGTTTACATTTAACGTTATGACAGATGCATGTGGTAATGGATATATGTTATCTACGAGTTTGATGCATTCTAAAGATATAATGGCTGAATTCGAAACAGATGGAGTCTTTCGTATTAAAGATCCTCTGAATTTTGCTGCTGCAATTACAAACAGTCTTGCTGGTATTGACCAAGTTTTTATCGGGTTTTGCAATTACCAAGACAAACGCATCATAGAAAAAGAAATTAAAGACTTGTCAGTTAATGACTTTACCAATGAACAAGGAAATGTGATAGTTGGTGGATCAGGAATGTCTAAAAGGACTAATGAAATGATTGGAAATGGAATTGACTTGATGTATTTAAAAGATAATAAGTATCAGATGCAGTCTGAATTTCGTTTTGTTTGGACAATAAAACAGCAGTACTTTCAGATGAACGAATATTTAGATATTGATTGTAAAGAAGCTGTACAATATTGTGAGGAGATTAAATGAAAATCACGAAAAAAAAAATGGTCATCATAAATAAGAGTATTGCCACTGAACTTAGAGGATATAGCTTTAAAGCAAGTTCACCAGTTTGAAATCTCGGCTTCAAATAATATTTAACCAAACAACAACACACCTAAATGGCATTAAGCTGGAACGAAATAAAGGACAGAGCATTAAAATTCTCTAATGAATGGGCTGACGAATCTAAAGAGCGTGCCGAAAAGGATAGTTTTTGGAATGAATTCTTCAACGTCTTTGGTATATCACGCAGACGAGTGGCCACGTTTGAGGAACCTGTAAAAAAGCTCAGTGGCAATCAAGGCTTTATTGATCTATTTTGGAAGGGTACGCTGCTTGTAGAGCACAAATCCAAAGGGAGAAGTTTAGATAAAGCCTACGAACAGGCTAAGGATTATTTCCCTGGACTAAAAGAACACGAACTCCCTAAATACATACTTGTTTCAGATTTCGATAAGATAAAACTCTTTGACTTGGACGAGGGTACTGATCACGTATTCCCTGTATCTGAACTTTACAAAAATGTAAAGCTATTTGGTTTCATAGCTGGATACCAAAAGCGTACCTTCAAAGAAGAGGACCCTGTAAATATAAAAGCTGCTGAGCTTATGGGTGATCTGCACGACCAGCTAGAAGATTTCGGCTATGAAGGGCATCACTTAGAAGTATACTTAGTCCGTTTGCTTTTTATCCTCTTTGCAGATGATACCAGTATTTTCGAAAAGGATACATTTAAAGAGTACGTAGAGCAAAAAACCAATGAAGATGGTAGTAACCTAGGAGCACTTATGGCTCAGTTTTTTCAGGTACTGAATACCTCACCCGAAAAACGCCAAAAAAATCTAGACGAACACCTCAGTCAGTTTCCATATGTGAATGGTAAACTTTTTGAGGAGATGCTGCCTATAGCCTCTTTTAATTCTGATATGCGTAGCATAGTACTAGAGGCATCTGCACTGGACTGGGGCAAAATATCTCCTGCTATATTTGGTTCGCTCTTTCAGAGTGTGATGAATCCAGAAGAACGACGTAACCTGGGGGCACACTATACCTCAGAGAAAAATATCTTTAAACTCATAAAGCCACTATTCCTTGACGAGCTGCATACAGAGTTTGAAAAAGTAAAAGGCAATACAAAAAAGCTACGTGAGTTTCACAAAAAACTATCTACACTAAAGTTCCTAGATCCAGCTTGTGGTAGTGGAAATTTTCTGATCATTACTTACCGCGAGCTACGCTTATTGGAAATTGATATTCTTAGGATTTTACAGAAAAGGCAACAAACTGCTGACTTAGGCAGTATACTGTGGCTAGATGTAGACCAGTTTTATGGAATAGAGTATGATGAGTTTGCTTCTAAAATAGCAGAAGTAGCTATGTGGCTTATAGACCATCAGATGAATATGCTTGTGAGTGAAGAGTTTGGTCAATACTTTGCCAGACTACCGCTTAAAAAAGCCGCCAAAATAATAAATGGTAATTCGCTACGGTTAGACTGGGAAGAGGTAGTGCCCAAGACTGAACTGAGTTATATAATTGGGAATCCACCGTTTATTGGTGCTGCAATGAAAAGCCAAATACAAATTGAAGACATGAGTTTAGTTTTTGATAGTAAAATTCAATATGGAAAACTCGATTATGTAGCCGCTTGGTACTACCTAGCCGCTCAATATATAAAGGATTCAGATGTCTCGGCAGCTTTTGTATCTACCAATTCTGTGGTTCAAGGTGAACAAGTTTCTATTCTATGGAACGAAATATTAACCAACTATAAATTGACAATAAATTTTGCTCATAGAACTTTTAACTGGAAGAATGACGCAAAAGGGAAAGCGGCAGTTCACTGTGTTATAGTTGGGTTTTCGAAAATTAGTAAAGAAAAAAAACTATATGACTACTTAGATATTAATGGTGAACCAGATGAGATGATTGTTAAAAACATCAATCCATATCTAGTTAATGGTCAAAACATCTTTATAGATAAGACAAGGGAACCTATATGCAACACTCCTAAGATGATAAGAGGCAATATTCCTTATGACGATGGAAACTTATTATTATCACTTGATGAAAGGGAAGAGTTTATCAGCAACAACCCTGAGCTCTCACATCTTGTAAGGAGATATGGAGGGGCTTATGAGATGCTGAATGAAAAATGGAGATACTGTCTTTGGTTGAATGGTATAAGTCCAAATGTTATAAGAAACTCTCAATTTATAAAAGATAGAATTTATAAATGTAAAATATTCAGAGAAAATGCAAAATCAAAATCTGTTCAGTCTAAGGCAACTACACCGTCATTGTTTGGAGATGTCAGGCAACCAAAGAGTGACTACCTGTTAATTCCAAGAGTCTCGTCGCATAGAAGGTACTATCTCCCTATTGGCTACATTTCAACAGAAACTATAATAGCAGACAGTGCATATGGTCTACCAAATGCGACAAAATTCGAATTTGGAATTTTACAATCAAGTATGCATAATTCTTGGATAAGAACTGTTGCAGGGAAACTAAAAAGTGACTACAGATATTCAAACAACTTAGTCTACAACAACTACCCTTGGCCCAAAGACCCCAGTGATAAAAACATAAAAAAAGTAGAGGATAAAGCCCAAAAAGTGCTTGATGTACGGGCCGAGTATCCAGATAGTAGCTTAGCAGATATATATGACCCTCTCACTATGCCACCTAAGCTAGTGAAAGCACATCAGGAACTAGATAAGGCTGTGGACCTATGCTATAGACCGCAGGCATTTGGTTCTGAAGCTGTGCGTATAGAGTATCTTTTTGACTTATATAATCAGTACACTGCCCCGTTATTTAACGTAAAGAAAATAAAGAAAAAAGGCAGTGCGTAATAATATTACCAAGACACTACTCCCACCACAGCTCTCTGCTCTCTAGCTTAGCTAGGATATTTTCTTTTTTGATGGTTCGTTTATCTGGAGACAGCTCCCAGTGCCCTATGATCTCCGCTCCCAGATCTCGCTCTATTACGAATACGCTTCGTTTCACTAGTCGCACTCCGTCCATCCTTTGGGTGTTCCTGGTCTTTTCGGATTCGGCTCTCTTCACGAATGCATTGATAGCATTGTGCCAGAAGTACGCTATATCTTTATCTGAGATTCCTTCTGCTTTTAGCTTAGCGACTTGCGTGTCTACGCAGGCGTGAATTAGGTTTATACTACTCATAGTTAAAATGGTTTCTTTTCGGTATTCATAAATTCTTCCTCCTCTGCAGCTGCTTGTATCTCCTTAGCTTTTTCAGCTGCTTTTTTATCGATCTCCTGCTTATAGCTCTCACTGGCGAGTAGCTGATCTGTGACATCTGGCAGCTCTGAGGCTACAAACATGTATGCACTGGTGCTAGGTCCTTTGGAGAAGGTCGTCTTCTTACACGGTCCTATGAAGCTCTCCATCTCACTTAGGTACTTTTTGAGCGAGCTACTATTCATACTGGCTCCTTTGCTGTTTTGCACATAGGCGATGTGCAGCAACTTTACATTGATATAGATCACTTCTTTTGGAGTCTCAAAATACTTGCGTTCTGTTGCGTTTTCCTTGCCTAGTATCTCTACAGATGTGCAGCTTTCTATCTTGATTTCCTTGTCTCTACTGATGATTCTACTGCTTAGCATAAAGCAAACGAAATCCCAAAACTGTTGTACTCCATCTGAACTCTTTATGATCCCATTATGCTCTATGATATCTTCCACCATCTGATCAAAAAAAGCATCCATACTAAAGGGAAGCGTGATATGCTTGCCCATCACCTGGAGCGATGCGTATATATGCGAGTAGTTATCTACCAGTCTACTCACTATCTTCTTGTTCCGCTTGCTGAAATCATCCTTTAGCCGCTTATAGATGGCTATGAATGTGCTATCGTACTTCTCTTTGAAGTAGTCACGGTGCTTATACATATCACACAGTAGCGAGCTCACGCCTTGGTCTAGGTAACCATCGAGGTGCTCTAGTCGCTCTCTGTCTTCTATGGTAAATATTCGTGCAGGAAATGAGCGTATCACAGATCTATTGACTAGGGAGTTATCATCTTTAGTAAACAGGAATTGACCTGCGAGTACTAGCGTACACGTAGGCGTCTGTGTGATGATATTCCCTTCCTTAGTGCCCTTCTGTCTACCTATACCGTCATACGTGCCTTTGATTGCTTGCATCCGCTTTTCGTCCAGACTCTTCTCATCTAGCTCATTGAGTACTATAGGGCAATTCTGAAATCGCTGTATGCTTGCAGCCAGGGCAAAGTCTGAAACGTTGTCTAGATTTATCTGTGTCATACGCTTACCGTGTTGGTCTGTGCCGCTAAAAAAGAAGTGGAGTATATGATCTGTGAATACAGACTTACCCATATTAGTAGCTCCATATACGTATAGGAATGGGATGTTAGCTTTACGCATACATATATCTCTGAATAGAGTAATGATCTTGTAGGCTATACCGTAAGCTGCATCTTCTTTAAAGACATCCTGATATGCTTTGAAATAATCGGATATGGTAACCGGGCTCTCCGTATACGTGAAGTACTTATCTTTATCCAGGGCACTGTCTCCGTCACGTTGATCCTTTAGCTCCTCCACTACTACAGGACTTAGGTAGTTGTGCTTATTGTGAGTGAAGATGCCGAGGTCATTGTACTTCGTCAGCTGGCCATTGTATACATAATTGCTAAATGCCAAAAACCCTTCACTCTGGTAGCCCAGCTGCTTTAGCTCGTAGCACTTAGGAAACTTTTCTAAGATATACTGCACGAGTCGTATGAAGTAGGTTTTGGTGAAGTCCATTATGAAGTATGGTCCTTCCTTGATCAGTGCTTGCTCCATATACGACTGACTGCTGAGTCCTACGCTATCTACCAATATATTCACGGCAGACTTGCCTTTGCATATCTGAATGTATCGCTTATTGTCATCTTGGCCATAGACGTGAAAGAGTGGTTTTATGACACAGTTAGCACAGGTGTCGTAGCCTTTGCCATTAGAAAAATAGTAGCCAGTGTTATCTTTTTTAGGAGCAAATCGGTGTCTGAGGTAAAAATCTATATCACAATTGGGCGGCAGTGAGGTAATGTCTGAGTCTAGCAACACGTCTTTTTGCTCCTTGAGCTCTATGATATACACACTTTTCAATGCTTTGAGTAGCGTGTTTCTGGCTATGCCCCACACACTTGCTTTGCTTAGCTTGGTGATCCATCTATCCTGTATGGTCTCCGGATATCGCTTTAGGTAGGTTAAAAAATCTTGACGCTGTGCTTCCAGTTCATCTTCATCTGCAGCTTGCTGATCTATGGTATATTTTATTCCTTCTGGAATTAGAGCACCTAGGGGTTGGCTACTTCGAAAGATCAGTTCTTTCTCTAGCTCGTGCAGGGTTACTTCTTTATCTGCTTTTTTAAATAGGTCAAATAATGCTGCGTTGGCTATGGTATTAGGCAGCGTGTAATCTGTAAGCGGTGCGTGTATCTGTGCATATATCCAGTCTAGAAAATGCTGTGGTGCTGGTCTTTTTTTCTTTTCTTTTACAAATTCGTCTGGATCGAACCCCAATACGTTGATCACTTTTACTTTCTGGCCAACCTCTAGTAGCATTTCTGCGGCCTTGGCGGTAGCAGCTCTTCCTGCACTATCTCCATCATACCATATCACAGTCTCCGTACAGAACCTATGCAGTAGCTTGGCTTGCTTCATAGTGAATGCCGTGCCACATCCTGCTACAGCATTGGGTATGCCTGCTGGGTGTATGCCTACTACATCCATATATCCTTCCATCAGGTATACTGAGCCATTCATTTTGCGTATAGGAACTATCGCACGATTCAGATTATAAAGGACTTTACTCTTATCATATAGCCACGTCTGCGGGCTATTTATATACTTAGCATATTTACTTTCTGCTATCACTCTGCCTCCAAAACCTATGAGCATGCCTCTCTCATTGTGTATAGGAAAGGTGAGTCTGTCTTGGAATGTGTCGTAGGTGGTGATTGACTTATCTGCTTGCTCCTTTTCTGAGAGTATACCAGATAGTACGCCTGCTTTTAGCTGACCTATTTTGATGAGTTCTTTCTGCAGCACATTGCCATTCTTGGCATATCCTATAGAGAAGTGATCTATCGTCGCTTCGGTGATTTCTCTCTCTTTTATATAGCTCATCGCTGCGGTACTGCTCGGTAGCCCTTTGCTGTATCTACTTTGAGCGGCTATCAAGTGTAACTCTGCTTGCTTACGTACAGTTTTTTCATCGTCTGTGAGTGCCTTTTTAGTGGTATCCTCGTCGTACTCCACAGCTATAGCGTGCGTGCTGGCTATTTTCTCCAGGGCTTCTGGATAGCTCATTTTATGGTAAGCCATGACAAAGCTTACACCACTGGCTCCCCCCTCTCCACAGCCAAAGCACTTGTATATCTGCTTGCGTTTATTGACTGAGAAACTTGGCGTTTTCTCCTCGTGAAAAGGGCAGCAAGCTTGGTAGTCTGCTCCTTTTTCTTTGAGTTCAATCTCGCGGCCTATCACCTCTTCCATAGGTAGGTCGTGTATTTCGGATATGGTCTTATTAGATATCAATTGGTAGTTTTAGTTTTTGTGAAAATTAATTTCTGACAGCTATAAATCTGAACTGATTTTCCCGTTTATTTTTTTAAGAATATTCACCAGGGCAGCGTGGTGTTTTGAAGGAAAGGTTGAACGTTCTATAGCAGAGATCACGGCAGCTCTCATAGTCTTCAGATCGTCTAAAGTGAATACCGTCACTTTCTTATTAAAGAATCTGCGTACGAAATATCCTCTGATTATTGATATCACGGTGAAGAACACAGTGATGCCTATATTTTTAGAGTGGGTACTCTCTATCCCAAAGAAGGGAAATATGAAGTATAGTGCTGTGAGACTAATGACGAAGCCTATTGCAGTGCTGGCTAGTATCTCTAGGATGGAGTGTTTACGTTTTTGCATATTATTAACCTTTTTATAAATCGTTAGCTCTAATTAATTGTGCACTAAAGATCTCCAGTAGTATCTCAATGGTCTTCTTACGGAATTCTTTGCTTTCTGTGGAAGATGCGGAGAATGCCGCTTGCTGTGGACGATCAGATGGAGCTCTCATTTCTTTTTTCGTTCTATGCGTTGGATGTCAAAAGACTGAGCATAAATGTCATAGAGATCTAGATCTCCTGTCTTTGTGAGTACACGGTATTTTACTACCCATACCCAGGGGTTAGCCTGGCTTGATTCTTTGCCGTTGATTGATCTCCAGAGTGAGTAGAAGCTATCTCTAGCAAGGGGAAAGAATGGCAAGACCGCTTCATAATCGTGAAATCCCTGGGCGTTAGTCATAACCCCTTCAGCTATAGCTCCATCATCTGTTATATCTTCTAGTCTCTCTAGAGATACAGATTCTACCATTAGCCAGATACGAGCTACTGCCTTAGGCATATGGATGGATGGTTTCCATTTTATATCTAAGTCGCGTGCTAACGGATTAGACTTGAATACGTAGTCTTTCCCAAATGGGGCGAAACTTTCTCTTACCCAAAGTACGTCACCTGGTTGTCCGTATGGGTTTTTGATGAAGCGGACTTTCTCTTCATTTAGGAATATAGCTTCATTGCCCTCATCTGTTCCCCAGAAGATGCTTCCATCTTCTTTGTAAGTAAGATTCCAGTCATCAGGATTCTCATTTATTTCTTTGAGATTAGTAGTTCTACGTGTCTCTGTTTTGCTGTCAGCTCGTATGCCTTGCACCATCGATGTGCTGAATAATATTGGTCTTTCTTTCATATTATTTCTTAAAAAATTTACGTGTTGGTCTGCCTAACGAGTTGAGCATTTCTTGGTTTTGGCGGTAGAGGTCTATCGCATACAGTGCAGTGATTGCTACTCCCGTGGCAAAGCCTATGATGAGTGTGATGACAGCTACTAAGGGCTGCTCTACGAGGTAAATGATGGTTTCTTTCATAATATCAATATTCAATTAGGTTGAACTCACTAATTTTTTACGTAGTTGTAACTCTAGGGATGCATTCGTAGCACGTAGATTAGCATTCATCTTTTTTATAGTTATGTAATGCTCCATCAGCTGCTCTAGTGTCATAGGCTCCAAGTGACCGTGTACGATGTGCAGTCCACGCTCAGGACTCAGGAGGTAGCACTTATCTCTTGTATTTCTGTAGATAAACTGACTCATAGTATTCTATAGTTTCTAGAATTAGTGATAGAAAATAGTAGGTCTTTATTTACGCAGATCCGTTCTGCTCGAGTCCTATCTAGATCCTTTAAAACTTTCCTATGCATCACAGCCACCTGGTTAAGTTTTTGGGAGAACCTCACGAAGCATTTTCCGCAGGTAGTTCTGAAAGTTGGCTGTCGATGGTGGCAGCTATTGCACTCGAGAGTGGGTTGGTTTGATGTACTCATTTTCTTTTTTTTTGGTTAAAAAAGCCGCTGGCGATCTAGCCTCCAGCGGCTGTACTAAATATAACTACTAAATCAAAATCACGCTATGTAAGCGATATCTTCATTGTGGTAAGAGGAGGATTCGAACCTCCGCTATACAGGCGTATCAGTTAGAGAGCCTACTTCCGGCTTCGTTCTGTAAGTCCCTGCACTATTGATTACTTTAGTGCCTCTTACCATGTCTTTATGTGAGCTCCTTGCAGAGCTCTAGGATAGTGTTGATTTTCTCGTGACTAGCGTTATGATTTTTAGGCAGAGCGTCTCGTAGGGTAGCTTCTCTGCGGATCATCCACTCCATAAAGTCTTGCCACTTCATATTACTTTGAGCTATATGATGATGGAGATTCTTCATAGTCTGATACCTTGGATCACCGGTAGCATTCATGGTTTCGTAAGCTTTCATTCTGCTTTTCAGGAATCGAGAGATATAGAGCTTCATTCTTGCAGCACGTATTACATTCAGCTTATGCTCTAGTCCAGATTTAAGCACCACTAAAGTATCAGAGTAGCTATCGATAAGACTCTTTACTTTCACGTGGATCTTGTCGGTGCCGTCTACTACTGTTTCTATTTTCAGGATGGAGTGGTTCATAATGATATTATTTTAGGTTGATTTCATTAAGTACAGATGGATTTGAATTAATCACAAATAGATCTATTAATTCATATTGATTAATTTGTGGATGCCTATGTCTATTGAAAAAAGCTAAGAATTTAGTAGCTATGGGGGTTTTAAGGTCCTTAGTACGCCCTTTATAGTAATTGTTTACCGTTTTGTAATTAAGGTCGTATTCTTCTACAAATGAGGAAATTAAGCTAGGTGTATGACCATTTAGCTGGTTGAATATCTCTCCAATCTTGTGATTAGGCTTGATTTGTGGCACTTCGTTTGTATTTTTACTCTTCATTGTAATTAATTACAGTGCAAAGTAATAATCATTATTAAACAATAATCATATTTAATTATCAACATTAAAAAAAAACCAATGGCAGGCAGCTATACCCATACTCCATTTATCAAACGACTTGATATGTTTATAAAGTCTAATCATCCTTCACGGACAGCATTCTGTGAAGAGATAGGATTTCCCGTTCCTACCTTAAATGGTTATTTCAGCAGAGGAGTTAATCCTGGCTTTACATTCTTTGATAAGTTCTTAGATGTATACAGTGTGCAGGAACTGCAATGGATTTTTAAAGGAGAACAGATTCAATCGAATCTTGCAGGTGAGCCAAAGGCTGTTTACCTCAAGTCGGCTAATCCTTATGAGAATTTTCAATTAGCGTTCAAGGAAGTCGTACAGTACGAGATACAGAATAAATAAGCGACACTTAGCGACAGTAAATGAGAAATTATGAAACTTCATTACATCCTTTAGCGTCACTAGATCTAGTCATATCAGGAGGCCCGTTATTCGATGTTAGTTCAAGTCCCGTCCCGAGTACAACTGGGAGACGTAGCAGTCGCAACGTCTCCCTTCTTTTTAATCAAAATCACGACTCGTCAGCGACAGTAAAAGCGACAGTCATGAACAGCAAAAAAACCTTTAAGCCAACTCGATTGGTTATTCCTGCAGAATCATCAAAAGACCAAAGATGGTTTTTAAAAGTATACGCTATTGACCACTATAGTGGAAAACTTAGATTAAAGAAGTACTACAAAATTCTAGGAAACACAGTTTCCGAAAAAAAAAGACACGCAAAATCACTGATCAGCGAAATTGATCAAGCTTTAATAAGTGGAGCTGTCTTTAATAAGCCTGTTTCTATTTCTACGGATGTGATTACTCTAACTCTAAATGATATAGTCAATCACTACATAGCCAGTCAGTCTCATACACGCAGTGCCCTTAAACGTTTACCTTCGTACATTAAGCACTATCGAGACTTTATACTAAAGAATAAGCTAGGTCTGAAGCCAGCTGAGTCAATAACTACGTCTCACGGATTACTATTTGATACATTCCTAAAATCAAAAGGTAATCTGTCCAATAGATCGATAAACAACTATCGCTCATATGCTAAATCTATATGGCTTCGAGCTATCTCTGATTTTGAAGATATTCCTCTACGTAATCCATTTAGAAAAGTAAGAAAACTTAAGACGGACCAGGGGAGGAATGTTGCCTATTTACCCAAGCAAGTGGCACAACTAAAACAGCAACATCTAAGGTTCCCAGACTTGTCATTCCTTGCACTCTTCATGTACTACTCTTTATGCAGGACTAATGAGATTGCTTTCCTGCAGGTTAAACACATAGGTCTATATGGACCAAATCAAATATACATCCAGTCAGACACAAGCAAAAATTCGTACGAGAGGCACGTCCAAATTCCTCCTCCGCTAGAGTCTTTGTTACAGAAACATAAAATAAGAGAGTATCCACCAGACTATTACATCTTTAGTTCTAATAAAAGTCGCGGTGGACCTTACAAGAAAATCGAGCCACAGCCTCACAGGTATAGCACATCTAGCCTTGGAGAGAAGTACCGATTGTATATTTTAAATCCATTAGAGTTGAATCGAGACTACACTCTCTACTCTTGGAAACATACCGGAGTGATCAATGCTCATAACGCGGGAGTATCAGATGCGGACATAATGCAACAAACAGGTCATCGAAGCTACGAGAGCTTCTCTACTTACATGAAATCTTTAGGCCTATTCGCCCAGGGGCAATATGCTGCCAAAATACCTGAGATCTAAACTTTCTTTGCTTATTTCTTACTAAGAAAGAAGTCGATTATTTCGATTATCTAAGGGCTGGAAGAGCTTTCCCCTTGTAGGGTAAAGCTCTTAATAAATTACAAAAGAGTTTATAAATTCACAGATAATTAACTGACATAAACCTCGATTTAATTCAGTAACACCTAGCCCATTAATGTTCAATTTTGATTTCAAAATTGAACGCTACGCAGTTATCCCCCGACACACTGTAAGTGTTTTTGCAACTTCATACTTTTTGCTACGGATATATGTACAGAGTTCTTAAAAAAAAATCCAACAAAATGTTATGAAAAAACTCCTTGAATCAATGTCATTCTACCTCCGCCTAGCTTGTCTTTATAGCGGTGGTAGATGATTTGGTCAAAAGCGTCACCTGCGTCAGTAGCTTCCTCTCTATTCTCTTTCATTTTCTTTTCACTGTCTTTATTCTTGCGGACTTTCCCCCTATGGTCGTAAGCTGGGGACTGCTCCATAGAGAATAACAGCTCCTTACAGTTGTAGGTGTTGAATCTTATTTTCCACAGTTCATTATCCTGCTCTCCTAGTAAGGTATTAACGAGGTGGTATGTGTCCTGATGCTGTCGATTATACTTCATTCGGTGTCCTAGTGTTACAGACCAGCCATAAGATTTTAGAATCTTAATGGTAGTATCTATATATGTCTCTGGACTGTTTGCCCTACGATTGAAAGCTTCTGCATCTGGGTATATGATTACGTGCTTATATTTATGTGGCTTATAATACTCGCAGAAGTCCCTTACCACGTGATTGAGTATTTTAGGACTCTTAACAAAGAAATTCTTTAGCACCTTGCATGTCTTAATGCTGGCGTGTTCTTGAGCAGCAATAATCCAATTAATTGCAGATCCATAATCCGTACCCATAAACATAGGTAAATCATCCCTATGGTCGGAGTCTGCCCTACAGTCAAGGCTCTTAAGCTTATCCATATCGTAGTCTAAGTTCTCTAAGTAACTTATGTTACTATAAGACTCGCAATGCTTTATTCTGTTGAGCTGTGGGTAGAATCCGTTATCTACCTTATTGTTACGCTTATTGAGTCCCTCGATAAGGAATATCTCCTTGGGCGTATCGTTATACATATCTTGGATGTAGGATAGTCCTAAATTCTCTATATTGTCAAAGATGTTCCACTCGGAATAGAATTTTCCCTCACTGTTTGGCTTCCATTTGTTTACCCCCATTAGGTAGAATATCTCCTTATATAGTTCAAGTTTCAGCTTATTGTCTTTTAAAGACAGGAACTCATATTGCAAATCAATCATTTGATTCTGCACTGATATCATTGATTGTAGTTCCTCACCATAGTACTCTCCGTGCTTAAATAGCCAACTATTCCCATAAGGCATAGAAGTATAATGATTGACACCGTGGTGCATTCTAACTTTACTAAAATACTTCTCGTGCCCACGGTTGGTGAATTTAGCCTCTGATATAAATTTCTTCTGATCTAAGAGAAGGCTCTCATCACAGAATATTTTATCGGTATTAGATCCCCTGGCACTTGAATCTTGAGACAGTAGAGTATAGCCGTTACAGTATCCATCCTCGTTTTTTATTGTAATAAAATTATCCCATTTCAAAGGCTTGTAATACGGCAAGTACTTGCTCTTGACATTAGGTTGCTTATTAATCCAGTAATCTACGTCTCTAGCATATCCCATTTCTTCAAGTGCTTCAAGAGTACCTGGTAACGTCCTAGTCAGCAGTTGCTGAAAACTGGCTCCTTGAATAGTGCATGTAGCTCTGGGCATTGCCTTATTAGTCCTTCTTATGTCCTCTGCGATAGCGTAAGACTTTCCTACTCCTCTGCTGCCTATTATACTGGCATTTTTAATAAGATGATAGTAAAAGAAGAATAGCGTCTGCGGTCTATTCCACGTCAGTTTTTTAGTTGTCTTCATTCAATATCTTCTCCATTTCACTTACACCTAATCGAGGACGCTGTAATGTAGACTCTATTGCAGTGAAATCAGACAAAGGAATTTCATCTAGACTATCGAGATCTTGGATTACCCTTTTATCTCCTTCAGCTGTCTGGACTATAATATTGAGTTGGAAATTTCTTGGGCTTTCATCTTCGATGTTTAGGTCTACCTGATCTAATCCGAGTATCTGCACTATCTGACGTATAGCTTCTACGCTAGTTTTAAAGTCATGTTTTGCGTTAGCCAGGCTAACTAGCTCCTCTAGCCAAGAAACCATCTTAACTTTCATAAATGCCTTGTTAGCTACATTCAGGTCTCCGAATAGCTCCTGAGTGTACTTTATATCTCTATATGCTTGTCTCTCGCTTACATCAAACAATGAGATAAGAAGACGCACTATTTCAACCGGCTTTACTATAGGGTTATGCTTCATCATGAGCGAGTAAGCTGTCTTCCATCTTTTTAGTATAGTAAGTTCAGTTTCTGTAAGAACTTCCTCATAGTCATCATCTGTCATGTAATGATGCTTTATTTTTTCAAAAGTAGCAGTACGTCCTACGTTTCCACTTTTGGTATAGTGTCGGTTCTTGTTATATAATGTATCGAATTCACCCATAATGGTCTAATAATTTATTAATCTTAGTTTCTTTTCTCATTTTTATCTCTAGTGTCTGAGCAGGTCCACTACCTTGTTTACTCAAAGTTTGTAGCCGTTTATCAAGCTCCGCTTTGGCAAGCAGTTTCCCTTTTTGATAAGCTGTTGCCACGGGGTTATCACCTCTAGTAATTAGTTCTATGAACTCAACAGGGTTCAATCCTAGAGCTATCGCTATTTCCTTTGGAGTAAATGAAGGTAGAACGGCAAAATCCGTCACTTCCTGTAGAGTATTGTCATTCAAGTCCATATTCACCTTTAGTTATTACTTGGTTAATCCAATCTATGTGAGCCATAGCAGTTTTCTTAGAGTTTAAAATAGTACAGGCTTCTTTCCTGGGGTTCTGTGTCCAGTTGGCACTGCCGCATATGGTAATGTAATCGGGATTAAGTGAGCCATTTGGCGAGCATATTACAGTTACTTTAGCGTGGCAGTAATCTATTTTAATGTCTGAGAAAACGTTGCTAGCTAAGTGAAAAGCAGCAGGATGTCTATTTTTGGAACGGTAATCTAAGACTCCGAATACTTTTGCTACACGTCCTGAGTCTATCCAGTCTACAAGTTTTCTGGCACTGAGTTCGCTTATACTCCAAGTAGCTAAGTGAATCGTACTACCTTGACCTGTTTGAGTTAGTATATGATCCACTAGTGTATAATGGTCCCATAAGCCACTACTGAGACAGCTATATAAAATACTTGGCTTAATACTATTAGGTAACACTTGTTGAGGTGTCATTTTCTTAGGTGCAAACAGCACCTCTTCTCCTAATAAATCTTCAGAAATAGAAAAAGAATCTATTTCTACGTTTGCTACCTCTCCGGTGACTTTAGATATGTCAAAAAGCCTACTCACCTCCTTCAGCTTCTTCTATACTATCTATTATCTCCTCGCTACCTAGATTGCATTCAGCACCATATTCGACTTTAACTAGTTGTACTGTGCTAGGTTCTAATCCATATCTTACGCTTATAGGTGTTTTTATTTCTTTCCATAGATACATATGGTGTCTTACTTTCCACTTTTTCTCTGGATCTAATCCTAATATATCATCGTAGGTAAGTCTTATACTGTAGTTGTATTTCTTTATGCCATTTTTAAACAAGCTGTACCACTCTTTCAAATAGCTATTGTATGCCTGATTAGGATTTAATCCGTCCGTATCTGCAGTGTATATTTCACCAAACTTTGTACTGCTTTCAGTAAATCCCCTATATTTTAGCAGTAGTAGAGTCAAATTATCGAAATCTCGAATTGTATATCTTATAGGCTTTTGTACTTTGGGCACAGGATATTCAGCAGTGTGAGGTCTTATGTTTACAGAGTTGGTTGTGGCACACTCTATATTCTTCTCTTCGTATCCTAATGCCACGTGTTCTGCGTTATTATTTGCGTGATTTCGATAAAACGGGTCATTAGCTAATATGTCGTCAGAGTCATTCTTATACACAAATCTATAGTCAATAGCTGGATCTAAATCTGCGGTATTGCTATCTAGTAATTTATGAGTATAATCTACATACTTGCTTGTCTGCAACATATGTTTACGTGAGATAAATACAAGCTCATCCTTAGCATAATTGGGAACAATGCTCAAGCAAAAAAAATCTTTTAGTCCTTTTATAAAAGCACCGGAACTAATATTTGGAAGGTGATTAGTCGCTTTTATATCCGCATATAGAGCAGCTCCACTTTTAGATATGTTTGCATACTTAACACGTATATCATTAGGTATCATGTTGGATGGACTGAAATAGAAGTAGGGATTTTCAGCATCAAAATCAAAGTAAAAGCCGGACGTAGCTACTAGTGCGTATAAGCCACCTGTTGGTGTATATATCTTAGTAGCAAAAGCAGTTAGAAAGTTAACTACATGCACTTTCCCGTCCGCATCTATATCAGATGAGTGTACCGTATACTCCACATCGTTATGTGTGGAATTACCGGAACTGTTCATACCATATATTTTAGCTGATACCACATCTCCCACAGCGATATCAAAAGTTTCTCGACTGGGTATAACAAAGTCTAAACCCGCTCCATTTTTGCGTATCTCGAATATAAAATTTATGGCATCTAGATTTATCACAGTATTATTATAGATGATCATATCATCTATAGTTTCCAGCCAGTCGCCTGCAATATGGAGAGTAGATATTTGACTCACTACTTCGTTAAGTATATATCTGAGACCATACTGAGGACTTAGCACATCTACTCTCACATTAGTAGAATCTATCAGTTCCTGGTTAATGAACAAACCTTCCTGACCTAGGTACTTTTCGCCATTGATTGCTTTTACAGCTGTCGCATCTAGGTTATATATTAGTGGAAAAACAAAGTTAAATTTGGATAGTCCTCCTGTGTTAGCGTCACCTTTGGCTATACTTCCTAATGATACTGGTGTATTGGGCCAATTTAGTTGTGTAATTTTCTCATCTAGATTTAGCTTATATATATCTGAGGATAGACTTACATCGTAATCATCATCAGATATTCTTAGTATATGGAGATTTGCAGACATAAATAGTCTACCATCTACATAAAGAGTAGCTTTACTCGCCAATTTTGCGTCACCTAGGATACGCTCATTTGCTGGAGTCTTTGGTATACTGAAATTGTAGCTACGATCTACCTCTATTTTAACATCCTCTGCAAATAATGGGTTAACCCTCACCCATTCTATCCTTGTACTATCCTTCAGCTGCAAGTCGCCCTTTGGCGTGTTCAGTCTTATCATATGTATTCTGCCACTCTACCGGTAAAACCTCCTGCATATATATCAGCAGCTCTATTGCCAAACTCCACACCTCCACTTATGGCTATAGGTAGTAGTTTGCCATCTTCTAAAAGGTACACAGTTTCGCTGTGTCCCAGTTCATTAAGCCACTGGGCCTCTACGTCTCTCTTATAGCCTGTCTTGAAATCATAAACCAGATCGCTTACCGTTTTAGCATTTATATATCTAGGACTAGTGTTAGTCTTCCACGGCATCCTTGCTTGTATAGCTTCTATAGATGCACTGTCACTTTTTATGGATCTAGTGCCTGTAAATCTGGATGTTTCCCAGTTGCCTAACTTCCCTAAGAACACAAGATTGCATTCATCTATGTAAATAGCGTGATCTACATAGTAGGTTCTTTTCTCACTCACTTGATTGGTATCTGATTCTAACCAAACCTCATATTTATATACCTGCAGCCATTTCGCGTGTCCAGCTAATCCTATCTGAGTAGGACCTGTGCCCCAACACGCGACTTGCTTAGAACCGTTACTGCCATCTAGCTCATTTGCAGTCCCAGTGATA